ATGGTGTGCTGTCACGCGTCCGGCCCTGAATTGTATATGTCACCTTTTGCTATTCTGATCCTGTCGCTCAGCATGTCTGCCGATGCGTTTGCTGCCGCCATCGGTCGCGGAGCCCAGCAACGCCCTGATTTCGTACAGGCCATACGCTCGGGACTGGTATTCGGCATTATCGAAGCCCTGACTCCGCTGATCGGTTTTGGCCTTGGCATTATTGCCGCCGGTCTGGTCGAGGCCATCGACCACTGGATCGCTTTTGGCCTGCTGGGCGCGGTCGGGGCCAAGATGATCTGGGAAGCGTTCAAGCGCGACGAGGATGACACCGAAGAGCAAGCCCCTGCCCCCATGGCCGCAGGCCGTGCAGGCAAGCTGGCCCTGGTGGCTACTGCCATTGGTACATCCATTGATGCAGGTGCCATCGGAGTCGGTCTGGCCCTTCTGGGCGAGAACATCTGGATCATCGCTGCTGCCATCGGCGCCACAACCTTTATTCTCGCCACACTGGGCCTGCTGATCGGCAAGTTCGCCGGTACGAAACTGGGGCGCATAGTGGAACTGGTAGGCGGCGTTGCTTTGATCGTGCTGGGTACAAAGATCCTTATGGAACATCTGGGCTATTTGCCGCACTAATACGGCAGCTGAGCCACAGCAAAAGGATACGCGCCATGACCTTCAAAGCCCTGAGCCTGTTGGGTGCCATCGCCCTGACCACCGCCGCCTGTGCAAGCACGGGCGGCCAAAACACCTATCGTCAGGATATGGCAAAGCTGGAGCAAGACTGCACCAGCCGTGGCGGTATCCTGCAACCCACAGGGGCCATGACCGGCCGTCCCGAAACGGAATATGCCTGCCGCATCGCGACGCCGACGCGCATCAACCGCGACTGAGGCGTCGCACCACGATCAATTTTGGGGTGTTGATAATGCGAGGTGGTGGTTGGAGGCGGGATCGAACCGCCGACCTGTGGGTTATGAAAACTCTGATCAGGCACCCTTTGTGCCTTGTTTTTTCTCAGGTTTTTCGCCGCATTCAGTAACTACTTCGGGACTATTCCGGGACAGCTTGGCAAGGCCGTTCTTCACGTCGGATTCAATCGCGTGCGCATAGACCATGGTGGATTTGATATCGGCGTGACCGAGAAGCTTTTGCGCTACGCGCAGGTTCTCGGTTTCTCGCAGTATCTGCATGGCACTGTGGTGGCGCATGGCGTGCGCGCCCTTCATGCCCTTGGCTTCGCGCAGGCCGGAACGGGTCATGGCGCGGCGTAGCGCGATGGCGGCCCCGTTATATTTGAGGGCCAGAACCTTGCCTGACCGGCCCTTCACCTTGGATGGCACTTCGCGGAACCATACCGTATCGATCCCTGCGGCTTGCGCCCTACCCTTGCGGGCGGCGAGCATGGCGGCATCTTCAGGCAAAAGCGGGATGATGTGATCATCGTCGCCTTTGCGCTCTCTGAGCCTGACGCGGGCATCGTCATGGTCTGCCACATCAAGATCGGCCAGCGGGAAGAAGAGTTCTGACAGGCGGCAACCGTAGCGAGACGCGAAATGGATCAAGTCGTGCCAGTGAGGCTTCACCTCGGCCAGCACGGCGGCCAGATCGTCGCCAGCAAACTCTTTGGGTTTGGGTTTCGGCTCTGAAAGTCGAAGTTCTTCCCAGTCGATTTCGGGCAGGGTTGCCCCCCAAGCCTTGCGCGCCCGATTTAGGATCGGGCGCAGGCTATCGATCATGTCGCGGTTTACCGTCGAGTCTGACGGCAGATAGAGTTTGGCGTTCTTGGCCTTGGACTTGGTGTAGGTCAGGCCGCGCCGTTTCTGGATCGCAACGGTCATGGACTTGGTGGTGATCGCATTTATAGGGGTGTTAGGCCCGACGATGGCGATCATGCGGGCGATACGACTTTCCAGTCTCGCCGCGTCCTTTTTGGTCTGACCCTTCTCATCCCACCAACGACCGGCAGCAATATCGAGGGTCATCAGCGAGGCATTGTCCAGCATGCCAAGTGCCGCTTGCTGGCGCAGGTCACGCTCTACCTGCTCGGCTGCGCGTTTGCTTTCAACTCCCGTCGAGCCGTGAAAGCGACGACCTTTCTGTTGGAAGTCGTATTGCCAGAAGCGGCTGTTTGGCGACTTGTAGATGGACACGGAAGTTCGGTTTCCCTTGACAGATAGGCCCGCAAATCGGCCTCGGTAAATCGCTTGGTGTTGCGGCCAATCAGGACATAACGGATAGCCCGTTCCTCAACGAGCGCCCCTAAAGTCTTAACGTCAACCCCGATGATACGTGCGGCCGCATTGGCCGCGATCATGGCGGCCTCGGAAAAGGCCCGCGCGAGCAGTGCTTCCGTGGCTGGGCCAAGGTTCGAGGTGCGGTCTGCTGTGGTGCTCATCTTGCAGCTCCGATTGCGAGGGTGGACCATGCGCTGCCCTTCAGCCCTTTGTTGAGGGCGACGGCGTCGGCGGCGTTTTGACCGGCGTGGTAGGCGGCGGTGTCGAGCGGTCGGCGGGCGCGTCCGGTTTCGATTTCGATACCTTGGCGGGCCATTTCCTGATCGATCAGGGCATTGCGCAGCACGATCAGGCCGGTGCCGGTTTGGGCGGGTGGGATCATGGCGCGGATGCGGCTGGCCAGCCGGTCGGCCATGCCGTCCACAAAAGGCACCATCTTGGCGGCCTGTTTGATCTGGGGCAGGTGCTGGACAGTGCGCATCAGCTTTCGCGCCTCGGTTTGCATGGCGCGTTCACAGATTGTCAGCATGTATGCCGCCACATCTACCTCATGCGACAGGCCGAGGAAGGTGATGCGTGACGGTGCGTTGCGGCCACCGACCCATGTGCGGGTGTTGGTCAGGTCTGCGATGGCATTGGCCACCTTCCACAGCTTCATGCCCACAGCGCCTCTGCCCTGGTGGTCATGTTTGGCAAAGGGCGAGGCGCGTAGATTGGCCTCGTCCATTGTCATGTTGTGGTCGGCCAGTAGTTGGGCCAATTTCTCGGCGGCGGCCAAGGCTTCGGCTTCAGTGCAGCCGTTCTCGACCGTCTTGGCGCAAAGTGCGCGGATGCGGGCGGCGAGTTTTTCGCGATCGGCGCTCACTTGCGGGCCTCCATCATGGCGTCGGCGCGGGGTCTGTGCTCATGGTCGCACCTGCACGACTGGATGATTTCGTAACCATCAAGACGCTGCCCAAGTGCCTCGGAGTACGTTCCGCCACCCTCATCAAGATCAAGATGAGAAAATATCATCCGCTCGGCGGTGTTGCTGGGGTGCAAAAGCTGCGAACCAAGGCATTGCTTGTACATGTAGTGCCGCTTCCCGCGCGCCCCGATGAAGTGAAACACCTTCACTATGTCGCCGCGCTCGATAGGAATGCCGCGCTTGTCAAAACACTGAAGGCTCACGACTGCGGCCCCTTGTGCATGGCGATGGCAATGACGCGGTGCATCGATTGCCAAAGGCCCTTAACACGACCTGACGGAGCGCTGCCCTTCTCGCCGCTCTCGATCCACTCCCCGACGATATTGAAATCGTCCATGTCGATAGCCTTCAGCAGTTCATCGCTGGCTGGGGCGGGGTGGGCGAGAGTAGCAGGGCCAAGCGAAGCGACCATTGCTACAGTATTGGGGTTAATGGGGTAGACGATCAGCCTTGCGCGTTCGTCGTGGGTTTTCGCACCACCCCAGAAGAACTCCCCACTATCGGCACAGTATGCATCAATGCGGTTTCCGACCTTCCAGAGCTTGCCGTTCGTGGCGTCATCAGGCTCTATTGCGCCGTATTCAGACTTGAAGCAGAGCGAGCCATTCCAGAAGAACAATCCGGCAGGACACTCAGCTAAGGTCACGCAATGCGCGGCAACGTTGTATTCCTCGCCTATCTCTTCGTCCTCCTGCTCCACCTTCGGGGCTTCGGGCTGGTCGCGGCGTGACGCTTGACCAGCCATAAACGCATCGACCATTTCATCAGCCGAATAGTCGATGTCTGCGGGATCGCATTCGACACGGCCATTGACCCAAGCCCATGCCGCGTCCTCACCATCCAACTGTTGAGGATTGCTCAATGGTTGGGCGTTCGGCGCGCCATCCATCGGCTTCCAGTGCGTGAACGGGTTGTGCGAGCGACCGATTAGTTCGTTAAACGTATTGCAGACCCATCCTGCGGCTCGGATAGAGTGCCAATCGCTGTCGCAATACCGTCCCATCTCGCCACAGTCATGGTGCGGAAAGCCCCAGAACACTGTGTCTCGACCGCCGTCCTCGCGCCAAACGTCAATGACGGTTCCGTCCTGAGGCGCGTCTTCGATTGGCTGCCAACCCAACTTATAAGGATCGCTCACAGGTTCAGCCTTCGGGGCAGCTGCGAGCATGGCGGATAGATTGCGCGGGACGGCATCGAGGGCGGCGTAATCCTGAAGCGACATCACGCCCACAAAGCGGGTCATGTCATTGACCAAGGCTAGGGCTTGCTCGATCTGCGCACGAGGCGCGATTACGGTATCGGTCATCAGATTTCACCCAGTGCGGAGAGGTAGAGGTCGAGGATGGCTTCCTCTTCTTTGCGTGTGGCCTTGTCCTGTTTGCGGAGGCGGATGACCTTGCGCAGGGTCTTCACGTCGTAGCCTTCGCCCTTGGCCTCGGCGAAGACCTCCTTCATGTCTTCCATGACCGCCTTCTTGTCCTCTTCGAGACGCTCGATGCGCTCGATGATGGTGCGCAGGCGGCCTTGTGCGGCGGCGGTCAGAACGTCCGCGCCGTCAAAGCTTTCGTCGGGCGGGGTGGCGTTGGGGATTGGGTGGCCGGTCATTGCGCCACCTCGAACGTGATGGTCCAGACCCAAGGGTTGGTATCCCAGCTGCCCTTGCCGTTAATGGCTTCCCACAACTCCGAGAAGCCCTCGCGGTAATAGCCCTTCAGGCTGGCGTCAAAGGCGCGGTCGCGGGCCAGTTTGAGGCTGCTGGAATACTGTGGTGCGCCTTCAGCAATGGCGTCTGCCTCGCTGATGTCCTGCAACCGTTCTACGCGAATGTCTGTGATCAGCAGCGTCAGTCGTGAAGCCCAGCGCGGCATAAACAGGGGCGATACGTTCCCAGTTGCGGCCGCCTTGGGTATAGTCCAGTCGCGTTCGCCAAACTCGCCATCTTTTATAGTGCGAGTGTGCCCGTCAGCGCGATAGGTAACGTCCAAGTCCCAAGGCTCGAACGTTGGTGTCGGACGCCACGTCTCTTTGACCCAAAGGCGGTCGCCGAGTTGGCCGTAGGGGCAGGACTGCGACACGCCCACGCGATCATGCTCACCGTCCCACCACCAAATTTCATGGTCCGCCGCCATGCCTTCAGGCTTGCAGATCGGGAACTGTTTCGCCCATTTCAGCATCGGCTTAACGACGCGGCGTGTCTGGGTCTTCTGGCCAGACAGTAGGGCGCGGATCATCGGGCCGCTGAATAGGATCGGGCGCTCTTTCATGCGGCGACCTGTGCTGCGCCGAAGGCTTTGGCGCGGTAGAGGGGGTGGAGTTCGTTGGTGCCGCATTTGGTCCAGATGGCGAAGGTTTGGCCACGCACGGTGATGTTGCGGCGGACAGGGAAGCCGCCGATGGCGTTGACCTGTTCCAGCATGTTGGCTTCGGCCTGTTGGCGGGCCTTTTGCCAAAAGCTGGTGCCGTTTTGGGTAGAGGCGATGGTGCGGGGGGTGTCGGGGAAGTGACCCGCCTGGCGCTGTCGCTCGATCGTGCGTTGTACCGATGCGCGGGATCGCCCCATGGCCTTGCCGATCTTTTCGTGTGTCAGTTTTTGCAAGTAGAGCGTCTTGAGTGTCTCGAGCTCTTCGGCGCTCCAATGTTGTTTATGATTGCTGCTCATGCTTGGCGGGCCTCGGCGGCGGTGGCATCGGCCACGGGCTGGATGTGTGCGGCGGCGGTGAACATCACGGCGATCAGGGCCAGTGTGGCGAGGCCGGATGTCAGGTCACGAATGGTGGTGCGCATGTTGATCAGACCCTCAGCGGCATAAGAACATTGATGACGTGCTCGGCGTGTTTGGTGCCGGGCAACGGATCAAGGCGGGCGGGTGATGCGGGATCAGTCACGCGCAACAGCATGCGATCGGCCGATGACTGGTCGAGAACATCGAGAACGTATTTGGCGTTAAAGCCGACCTCGAAATGTTCGATATCGGTTGTCACCTCGATCTCTTCGGAGGCGACACCGGCATCCATGTTTTTGACCGTCAGGGTCAGCATGCCGTCCGTGATCGTCATCTTGATCGGGCGCGACTTCTCGGCGGTGATCAATGACACGCGCTTGATGGCTTCCTTCAGCAGGCCGCGATCCACCTCGACATGATGCTTCCAGTCCTGAGGCATCACGCGGGTATAGTCGGGGAATGCCCCATCCACCGTCTTGGTGATCAGGTGACCGGTCGGGGTGCTCAGTTGCACGCCCTGTGCATTCACACACAGGGTCACCTGATCCTTGGTGTCGGCAAGGATGCGGCGCATTTCATTCACGGCCTTGCGCGGAATGATCACGCCCGGCATGTCGCCCGCCTGATCGCAAGGGGATTGATCCATGACCAGACGGTGACCATCAGTGGCCACGGTGCGCAGCATGGTCACGCCATTGTCGGCAAAGATATGCAGGTATGTGCCGTTCAAGTAGTAGCGCGTTTCCTCGTTGCTCTGGGCGAAATGGACATGGTCCAACAGACGGCGCAGGGCATCGGCATCCAGTGCCAGACTGGTGCCCTTGACCGATTTACGGTCAGGGAAATCACAGGCGGGCAGGATCGGCAGCTGGTAACGCGACCGCCCAAATTTCACGATGGCGCGGGGGTCAACATCATTGAACTCGATGGCCAGTTCAGCGCCGGCGGGCGCATTGCGGGCGATCTCGGACAGGGTGGCGGCGTTGACGGTTATTGCGCCCTGCCCCTCTACGCGAGCGGGCAGGTTTTCAACCACCTCGATATCCAGATCGGTGGCCGTAATGGACAGGCGGTCATCGGACGCGGTCAGCAACACGTTGGCCAGAACCGGAGTAGTGGTGCGGCGCTCGACGGCGCTGGTGACGCGGCTGGTGGCCTTTTGGAGTGCGGCTTGTTCGACAAAGATTTTCATTTTTCCAGAGCCCTGATCTGATCTTTGATTTCCCGCAGCGTGTCTTGGGCGTCGTCCAGTTCGCGTTCGAGGTCGCTGACAGCGCCAAGCAAGAGGTTGGATGGCCGGTCGGCTTGGTTGTGCGGGTCGGCTTCATGCAGCGCCGCCTCGCCCCAGTTCTTCGCCCAGTCGGTCAGCGCCTGTGTGTTGTTCGTGTCGATGGCGCGGTTCAGCTCGTATCGGGCCTGAGCACGGTTCAGATGGTCCGACAGGTCGCGCTTGCTGAGGATCAAGGTGCCCATCACGCGGCCTCCGCGTGGGCAGTGGCCGATGCGGCGGACTGGGTGCGGCGCAGGGCGGCTTTAAGGGTGCCCATTCCCTGATTGTCGAGATAGGCGTAACCGACGAAGCCGGTGCGGTCGTTGCCGTCATTGAGGGTGTAGATCTCGATGCCGCGTGTGGCAGCGGGATGTGTGGAGATTTCGAGGTCCTCGATCTCGTTCATGTCTAGAGGCTGGCCGTCGCGGGCGCGGTGGATGGCGCGGGCGAGGCTGTCCAGATCGGGGAAGGCTTTGACCTTTGCGCCCATGTTCAGGGTCGGCAGCAGGGCAAAGCGGATGTCGTTCGACATGGCCGGTCCTTTGCGGGTGGTCAGGGGTAAAAGGGTGAGGTTTGCCAGCAGGGCGGCATCGACGAAGGGGCGGCGCATCAGGCGGCATCCTCTCCGGTTTCGCCTTCACCATCAGCCTCTTGGGCTTCGGCAGTGCTGATGATGGGCGGGGTTTCTAGACCGGCGGCGGTGTTGACCGACAGGATGATGATTTGACCCAGTGTCAGGTCCTGATCGTCGGCCCTGCGCCAATCCCCACCGATGCTGGTGACGCATTGGCTATTGGCGTCAAGGATGTCGCCATCATGGTTCAGCGACCACGGCAGCGGGTGATCGACGGCGGTGGCAGCCTCTTTCGTGACAGCCTGTGTGTGGTGCAAAGGCAAGCCGCTTTGCGGTGTCAGCAAGGCCGCGTGATTGGCGCGGGCCTTGGCCCAGCGCTCTTTGCGAGCAGCATTCTCGGCCTCTTGGCGCTTGTTCTCGGCAGCAATATTGGCGCGGTGCTGTTCGGCGGCATCGGCAAGGGCTTGGCCGTCTTCTGTCAGGGCCGGATTGGGGCGGAGCCACAGGGTGAGGTATTGGCCGCCCTCAACCTTGAGGTCCATCTTGGCATAGACCGCCGCCAAACCCGCATCGCGTTCGGTACTGCTGCTGCTCCATTGCCAGTCGAAGAGCTGCGGTACTGGCTGGCGGAGACGGGCTGTGTAATGGCCAGCGAGTTGGCCGTATCCGCGCGGCATATCGCTAAGATCGAGCCAGCCCAACGCGACCAGTTCGGCAGCAATGGTTGAGCCTCTGGCCTCGGCGCCGACCACCAGATCGGCATAGGTATAGGTCGCCTCTTTTGGTAGTCGGTGGAAAAACTCAGCCATAGTCAGCCATGCCTCAGGGCTGGCGACGGTTGCGATGTCGGCCTCGGTCTTTGCCTCTTCGGCTCTGGCGGCTTCCTCCTCACCCTTGCGGGCCAGCTTCTGGCGGGCTTCGCGCACGGACAGGTGTGACGGATCATCCTTGGCCAGCGTCATGCGTTGCTGGTCGGTTTCGTCCAGTTGCAGGAAGCGGCGGTGTTGCTGGATGTGTTCGGGGGTCGAGGATACGCGGTCGGCGATCTCCTTGTTCGACAGACCCGCCTCGGCCAGACCTTCGAACGCCCTCGCCTTCTCGATCGGATTCAGGTTGCGGCGTTGCAGGTTCTCGGCCAGTGCAGCAAGGCGCACACCAAGGTCATCGGTTTCCAGCAGGCGGCAGGCATAGGGCGTATCAGGCTCGATATCGCCGTCGCTGATGGCAATGCCGATGGCCCGCCAGCGGCGTTCGCCGCCGACCAGAATGTGCGGCTGGCCCTCAGTCTCGGGGGCGCGGACGACCATGTTTTGCAGCAAGCCGTTCTGGATGATGTCAGAGCGCAGGGCATCCAGATGATCGTGAGCGTCGTCACTGTCCCAGTCACGGCGGGCATTGTCGGGATCGGGGGCGATCTCGGCATGGCGCAACCAGACGATGGCGCCCGATGACGAACCGGGTTCGTCGCCGGTAGTGTTGCCTTCGGCCTTGTCGATCATGGCCAGTTGTTGCTGACCGGCGAGGGTCAGGCCGTGGGCCAGCGGGTTGAACGCGGCAAGGCCTTCGTCTTCCAGCTTCTTGAGCGTCTTGGATAGGTTGGACGGGTCGCGCTGAAGGTGGTTGGCCAGTTCGGCATAGTTGCTCCAGCCCTCGGCGGGGCGTGCTTCAAGGGCGCGCAGAACAGCAGCGTTCTGCACGGCCAGCAGGTTCAATGCTGTGCTCATTTGCGTTTCCGAAGGGGAATGGAGGTGACGGCGAAGACGCCGATCAGGATGAAGAACAGGGTCACGCCGTTCATGCGTTGCTGGCCCCGTTGAAGGTGCGCAGGGTGGCGCGGGCCTCGCGGATGCGCATCACGGCGCGGGTCAGAACCGCCTCAGCATCGATCAGGGCGCGAACCGAACGGGTGACGTCCCTGCCCTCAAAGGCATCGGACACAGTCAGGCAATGGCCCGCCGCGCCCATGTCATTACGGGCGGCATTCAAGGCTGGGCGTACTGAAATCGAAGTCATGGACACGCTCCGCGAAAGAGGGTGTCCGCAACGGTGCCGTTAAGGGGAACGGCGGCGCAGGGTCGGGGGGTGAGGAGCGCTCAGCCGCTGCGGACGAGCGAAAGTTGCATTAATGCGATACAGTCGTCAATGGCATTAATGCTACTTTTTGCCATTCAGTGCCCTTCACTACAACCAGCGCTATAGGTTCGGCGACTCAAATGCCGATCAGGGGTAGAGTAAATGGGTGCGTTCACGCCTTGCGAGGGCGCGTTTTCAGGGTGTCAGATTGTAGCTGGGTGAGCGCGACTAGCGCCGACGAGGGCGGTAGCTACCAATAACAAGCGCCGCGACCTCGACCTCAACGGAAGGGTCGTCGGCTAGTCCGCCATTGAGCACGATGGGGGAGCTCCACCGAGGATTGGTGGAGCGAGGCCAGAACTCAAGATGCCCGTCGGGGTGACGGACAACCTCTTTAATGGTGCGCTCCATCTCCGCGCCGCTGTTTCGGCGACGCACGAGGATGACGTGATCGCCATGCTGGGGGCTGTAACCTAGCGCCATCGCATCTACCACGTGAACCAACTCTCCTGCGCGATACTCTTCGTTCATGGAATCTCCAAGAACGCGCTCAAGCCATTGCGGAAAGCCTGAATAAGCAGGGTCGGGAGCTACGGTGCCCACACCATGGAACACTTGACTGTCAGCGACTTCCTGCCAGCTCCCTGCTCCGACATCGTATCTAACTGGCAAGAAGTCAGCCCCCACAATCTGCTCTTGAGGAGAGGCAGTGTCAGGAGAGGATACGCCAGCGGCGGTCGCAAGCTTCGCGAGCGTCCTGTTCGACGTGAGGAAAGGGTAGTCTTCTTTGAGTGCTCGGTGGATCGTCGAGGCGGCAACGCCAGACGCCGTCGACCACGCCTTAACGCTCAGGCCGGTCGTGGCCATGGTTTCTTGCAACCAGGATCTGATGGCGGCGGGTGTCGTCATGGAATGCCATTCTCGCAAGAATGTAATAGGCATTGCTACTTGCATTGATGCTCTTGACGACAGTCGCATTAATGCTTCACATTCCGCCCCATGACCGAACTCGACCGATTTGAAGCTGAGTGCCTCGCTGCAGGCGTCTCGCCGTCTGATGCTGTGAAAGCGGGTGGCTTGGCCGCTAGCACTTGGTTCCGATGGAAGAGCCAAGCGACCTCCCCAACCTTGCGGAGCCTTGAGGCTGCACGTCAGGGCTTGGGTCGGATCAACAGTGAGAAGTTGGTTGAACATGCGGGGATAGTGGCATCGCCACGCCACGATGGCGCCGAGAATCCTAACCGGAACGTCTCGCGAACGAGCGAACCCGGTTCGTCGGCGGCGGGGGTGGCGGCATGAGCGCGCAATCCGCCAAGGCGGTGGCCCGCCGTAACTGGCTGAAAATGAGAACGCGGCTGTTGATCGCGGCGTGTGGCGGGCTGGATATGGCGTCGGAGGTTTGTGCCGCCGAGTGTCGGCCTTATTCGGTGCAGCAGTTGTCGCGATGCCAGAACCCGAACGCGCCCGACCTGTTGCCGATCGACATTATGGACAGCCTCGAAACGCATTGTGGCAAGCCCATGGTCAGCGGCGTGATCGCTTCCAGTCGAGCCCGCACCGGAACGGCGGGCGAGCTGCGCGACGAGTCCAGCGAGGTGACGGAAACGGCGGCAGAGTTGCAGCGCCATATCCGCGAAGCATTGGCCGATGACGGCGAGATCGATGCCGCCGAGGCCGCCGACCTATTGGCCATTGCCGAGCGAGGTCTGAGCCACATGGCCGATGTTGTCGACTGCCTGAAGCCCCTGCTGAAGCGGGGCATGTGATGCGGGTGAAGGCATCGGAAATCAGTGCCGACTATGTGCGAGGCCTGCGCCAGCGCAACCGGTCGTGGTCGGTCATTGCACGCATGACGGGCGCGTCGGAGATCGACCTGCGCCGGTATCATGGTGGGATGGCGGTGGAATGTGCCGCGCCTTCGCAGCCGCGCCTGCCGGTGGCGGCGGCGCCCGTGATGGCACCTATGCCTGTTCGGGCGGTGCGGGTCGTGGGTAAGCCAAAGCCGGTGCCGAAACCAAAGGCCAAGAGGGTGCGCAAGGTGGCCGCAAAGCCGGTGAGCCGCAAACCGACCAAGGCCGATCTGCGCCTGAGCGCCGTTCTGGTGGCGGCGGGCATGGGGATGGAAGAGGCCGGAATGGTGGTGCGTATGTATCGCGCCGGCGGCAAGCGATTGACGGCGGATGCGTTGGTGCCTGCCGGTGTGCGGTCCCCGAATTTAACCAAGCAACGTATGGCATCGGCCAAGGCCTCGGCGGCGCGGCTGGGTATCAAGTTTTCAGGTGGGCGGGGCGGGTACTGCCTGCGGCCGGATTCACTGCATTTTGTTGGCCGGTTGGAAGCGGTCAACTGTGGCGGTGTGCAATGAGCGGCCATCGCCATGTGCGCCGGTTTACCGCGCCGATGGTTGCCACGCGCGGCGAGTGGCGCCTGTTGCTGGAGCTGGCCCTGCGCTGTGCCGACGATGCCGAAAAAGCGGTCGGTGGCGAAGAGGCGTTTCAGCGCCGCGCCGCGCTGGCCAACAAGATCAACGGGGCCAAGGCCACCGTGTTCGAGCGCGAGATCGGCGCAGCGGCCAATGATGTGGCGACGGGATTTATCCGCACGGTCAGCGCCTTTGCGCGCCCTGCGACCGCCGATGCCCTGCGGGTCGAGCTGGCCGCCCTTGTGCGCCAATCGGCCCGTTTTCTGGATCATCGGCTGGCCGACAGAGCCAGCGAGGATTTTCAACGCGCCCATGCGGGCAGACCGGAGGTGATGGGATGACGGTTTTGGCAGATCAGGTGGCGCGTGCTCTGGTGATCGAGGCGCGCAAGGCGGGGGTTGATCCGGTTCGGGTGTTCGAGCCGGAACTGCGGTTTGTGCGGGCCAAGGTGGCACGGGTGCAACCCACATGGGGCGGCATGTTGCGACTGAATGCGGGGGCTGCGGCCTAACCATGACAGCGGAGATTTTGAAGTTTCCGGCTCGGGCTGCGGGTGCAGGCGAGCGGGGGAAGGTTGTGCCCTATGTGGCCGGATCAACGCCGGTTGCCGTGGGCGACATGCTGGTGGTGTGCATCAGCAAGCCGCCGCATTTGGAAATCTGGACGGCGTGGCCGGTTTTTGAGGTGGCCGATGATGAAGCGCAGGTGTTTGGCGGGCCGAACCACAAGACAGTGATGGCCAGTGACCTGTTGAGCGGTCGAGAAAGCCTGCTGTTTCGGCGAGATGATCATGATCCGGCTCGATTTAAGAGGTTGTGGTTCAAGGGCTGGACCTCCGAGTTGCGGGCCGTCCATGCGTTTGCCGAGGTGGCGCTATGAGTGGTGCCAAGGCGCATGGGCGCGCGACATTGGCCAACCGGTACGAGGATGCTGACAGCCTCGACTATTTCCCGTCTGCGCCGTGGATGGGTCGGTCGATTGGCGAGGTGCTGAACCGGCTGGGTTTGCCGCTGGGTTCACTGGCGGAAGATCCGGCTATGGGCGAAGGGCATTTGCTGCATGGCATGGCCGATGTCTGGCCGCGTGTGCAGGGGTTTGACGTGTGGCCGCACAAGGCGCGTGGCGGGCTGCCTGATCCGGTGCTGCGCGACTATCTGGCCCCGTTCGCCGAGTGTGGTCCCCTGCCAGACTGGACGGTGATGAACTCGCCGTTTGGCGACAAGACGTCACCCTTTATCCGCAAGGCCTGTGCGCGGTCGCGTATCGGGGTGGCGGCGTTGTTGCAGCTGCGCCTGATGGAGGGGCCGAACCGTTACGGTCTGTTCCATGAGTGCGGGCTGTACGCCACGGCGGTTGTACCGCGCAAGCGGGCGGGGCTTCGCAAGGGTGTGTGGGTGCCGAACCAGAGCACGGCCACGGGCTATGCCTGGTTCATCTTTGTGCGCCCCGATGTGGTGCCCGGATGGGTCGGATTTACCGGCGAGGCGCGGCAGGTCTGGATCGATCCGGAAGCCGGTGACCGCCTGACGTGCAAGAGCGACATGGTGTTTGCGGGCCTGAGGCAGGTGGCGGCATGAGCGGCGATCTGTTCGACTATGAGCCGCCCAAACGAGCCGTCGCGGCTGGTGAAGTGGCATTGGTGATGGTGCTTCATCACCAGACGGATGCTGCGTGGTTGCTGGGTCGGGATAACGACCGGCAGGCCGCGCAATGGATTCCCAAAAGTCAGTGCAAGCGCGGCGTGGGCCGCGACGAGAACGTCTGGACCATGCCGCGTGGCATGGCCGACGAGCGGGGATGGTTATGAGTGATGTGGCCGTGACCTGGGCCAAGGCGCAAGAGTGCGTCGATGCCAACGGGCGGCGCGACCGCAACGCCAAGGATGTGCTGAAAACCTTAGCGGCCTGGGCGGATGCTTCGGGTGAGGTGTGGGCGTCCGTTCCCGTTCTGGCCATGGAATGCGATGCCTCTGAGCGGACCATCCAGCGTGGTTTGAGGGCGCTTAAGGGCATGCGGCTGCTGCACGATACGGGCAAGCAAAAACTGTATCTCGGGCGCCTGTATCCGATCTATCAGATGCCACTTGAAGAGGGTCATGCCAGCACCGTTCGACGCATGAAAGCAGAGCGTGAAGCCCGCTCTTGGGGTGACACCTGTGTCACCCCGCGCCCTGACCTTGGGGTGACACAGGCGTCACCCCAAGACGTCACAGGTGTCACCCCGCGGGGTGACATGGGTGTCACCCAAATAGGGAAGGAAATTACTCAAGGTTTAAAACCTACCTCGAGTGCGTGCGCGCGCAAGGCGGCATGCGAGGCATGGGCAAGCAAGGCACCCGAGCGGGTCGCGCCTCGTCCGGTTGAGCGGGCTTGGCTGTCGGCCATCGAGCGGTCGGGATTGAGCGATGATCGGCTGTTGGCGTCGGTGCTGGCCGCGGTGGCGCGTGATCCGGACTTTGGTCGTGGAAAGGCCATGAACCTTGACCGCTGGCTGGATGATGGCCGTTACGAGGCGTGGTTGCCGATCGAGCCGGTTGAGCCGGTCGCGATGGCGGCAGGTGTGTGGGCTGGGCCTGCGGAAGTGGCTGTGATGGTGGCGCAAGCCATGGGGCCGGACGCGGTGACCAGTTATCTGGCTCAAGCCCGATGGGACGGTGTGCGGCGCATGGTGCAGGTTGCGACGGGCATGGCGCTAGAGCGGCTGAGCGACGGTGCGGGGCGAGCGTTGAAGGCCGCCGGGATTGGCGTTGAGCGCATGGCTGCTGGAGGTGCTCGTCATGGGTAGGTCGGTGAGCGATCAGGCCAAGATGCTGGCATCAGCAGCGGGTAAGGCCGGTGCGCGTAAGGCGGTTCAGCCCGTGGAAACCGTGGTGGTCAATGGCCAGACGCTGGATCGCAGGCAAGTGTTGGACTTGCAACGGGCGGCGGCGCTGGCATCTGGCTCTGTCGAGCAGCGAAGGCAGGCGGCTGCGCTGGTTCGCGGGGTCGAGCGTCAACTGGCATCTACAGCGGATGCCATAGCCGTTCAGACCGGGGTGGCAGAGACAGTTCAGGTGCTTGCAGATCAGCAGGTGGCTGTGGTGGTCGAGGATGTGGAAACCGCATCGTTCGTTCGCGATGCGCACGGTGCTGTTGTGCGCCATCAGGGCGAGCCGGTGCTGAAGGTTGAGACGTCTCGGCGGGCGCGACGTGTGGATGGGCTGGCCAGTCTGTTGCAGTCGGGCAGCCTGACGCCAGCGGATTATGAGACGGGTATGCTGTATCGCCGTATGGTCGAGCGGGCGCAGGCACCGGTCGGGTCCAGTCTGGGCGAGCGGTCGGGTGCGGTCAGTGTGTCCAGCGACAAGGCGGTGTGGGCGGCTATCGAGCGCGGGCTGTGTGCTGTGCGGTTACGGATGGTGAAGCATGCGGTCGGTGATGCGCGGGCGATGGCGGTACTGGATGCTGTGGCCGGTCGCGGGGTGACGGTGCGGTCGCTGGGTGGTGGTGGCCGTGGCGCGATGCTGGATGCTGAGCGGCTGGTCTCGGCGTTACGGACTGCGGGGCCTTTGTTGCGGGTGTCGGATGAGCAGTTGAAAAAGGTGCTTGCGAATCGGGAACGCTAAGGGCATCTAAATATCCAAGTTCAGAAATGCGCCTGCTGACCCGCCCCAACGTTGTTGAGGCGGGTTTTGCATGTCTGGTTCACCCGCACCTTCCTTAGCCCTGGGCCAGCTCTGAGCGTGGCAGGGTCATCACGGCAGACCTTAGGCTGAAAAAGCAAACAGGGGCGCGGACGGGCGAAGGCCCGGATGAAGCCGGTGAAGGCTGCAACACTCGGAGAGATGTATGGGCAAGCTCAAGTCTCTGCCCTCGCGCTTAGATACCTTCGGGAACCGGGTCGGGGTTGCTGCTCACGCTTCGGTGGGTCAACCAGTGATGCGCGAGCGCGACAATGCGCCGTGGCGGACTTGGTACAAGACGGCGCGGTGGCGGGCGCTGCGGCAGAAAGTGCTCGTGCGCGATGCCTATACGTGCCAGCGCACTGGCGTGATTTGTGGGGGAACGTATCCCGCTGATGACAGTCCGGTCGTGAACCACAAACAGCCGCACCGAGGCGATGTGGCTCTATTCTGGGACGAAAGCAATCTCGAGACCGTCAGCAAGGCGGTCCATGACAGCGTGATCCAGCGCGAGGAGCAGGCCAGCCTGCACCATCGCGGGGTCTGGGACTGAGGGCGCGCGAGCGATACGACCGGGTTCGAGTAGCCCCCGGGGGGGGGGCGTCGAAAGTCTAGAATCCCTTTCTGCCGCGACCCGCAGCCCCCTCATTGACGGATTTTTTTCTGATGAGCGACGAAAATTGCGAGGCGGTTGATCTGTTGGGCGACCCATGGAGGGAGCCTAAGGATCAAAGAGGCCGCAAAAGGCACAAGTGGAACAAGCAAGTCGCTGAAAACATTGCCGTTCTTAAGGCGGCAGGTCACACGGTCGAGATGATTGCCAGCCGTGTAGGTCTGAGTGAGCCCACGTTGCGCAAGTATTATTTACGGGAGCTTACTGAGGGCGCTGATCTGGCGCAAGCACGTCTTGCCGAGGTGATGTGGCAGAAGGCCATGGATGGCAATGTCGGAGCGGCGCGGTTTGTTCGTGAGGCGTTTGGTAAGGGTGATCTGACCGACGCTGCGAACCGGGTTCGTGAACGTGAGCCGCGGGCGGTCAAGAAGGGCAAGAAGGAGCAGCTTATGGATGCGGCTGCAGGAGTGACCGGCTTGTATGCACCGCCCCAGCCGCCGAGATTGCAGTAAGTGCAACCTTCGACAGCTTGCCTTGACTGGCAGGAACGGATTGTCCAGCGCCTGTCGTTGATACCGGCCCCGATCTTCGCTGACGAGGCGGAAGAGGCCCTGATGGTCTTCAAATCTCTGCGCATCGTGGATGCGCCCGGCAAGCCCACCTTCGGTGAGGCCTGCGAAGTGTGGGTGTTCGATTTCGTCAAGGCCATCTTCGGGGCCTATGATGTCGAGAGCGGGCGCAGGCTGGTCAGGGAATTTTTCCTCCTGATCAGCAAGAAGAATTCGAAGTCGACCATTGCCGCCGGGATCATGGTTACAGCCCTGATCCGTAACTGGAGAAACTCGGCAGAGCTGCTGATCCTGGCTCCGACGCTGGAGGTGGCAAACAACGCCTTCAATCCCGCAAGGGACATGATCCGCGAGGATGAAGACCTATGCGCCCTGATGCATATTCAGGAGCATACGCGGACCATCGAGCACCGTCTGACCAAGGCGACACTGAAGGTTATCGCGGCGGACACCGATACGGTCGGCGGCAAGAAGGCGGGCTTCATCTTTGTCGACGAGCTTTGGATCTTCGGCAAACGGCCCAAGGCAGATGCCATGCTGCGAGAGGCCACGGGCGGTCTAGTGGCGCGTCCGGAAGGATTTGTGATCTGGGCAACTACCCAGTCCGACGAAGCGCCGGCGGGCGTGTTCAAGACCAAACTGGATTACGCGCGGGCCGTTCGTGACGGCAAGATTGACGATCCGTCATTCCTGCCGGTGATCTATGAGTATCCGGATGAGATGATCGAGGCTGAGGCCTATCTCGATCCGGAAACCTTCTACATCACCAACCCCAACCTGGGTCGTTCGGTGTTCCGTGACTGGCTGTCTCGAGAACTGGGTAAGGTCATCAATGCCACGGGCGGTGAAAAGCAGGTTTTCCTCGCCAAGCATTTGAATGTCGAAATCGGGTTGAGGTTAGCTCAGGACCGCTGGGCTGGTGCCAATCACTGGCCTGGGGCGTCTGATAAGTCCTTGACGCTGGACGATCTGCTGGCGCGATCCGAGGTGGTCGTGGCTGGTGTCGACGGCGGCGGGCTGGATGACCTAATGGGGCTGGGTCTGATCGGTCGCTGCCGTGAGACGCGCGACTGGCTGAGCTGGTCGAGGGCGTGGGCGCACGACGACGTGCTGGAGCGGCGCAAGGACATCGCCACCCAGCTGAGCGAGTTTGCCGACGATGGGGATCTGATCGTTTGCGATGATCCGTTGCAGCCGATCAGGGAGACGGCTGACATTCTGGAGTCGGTGTTCAATGCCGGTCTGTTTCCTGAAAAGTACGGGATCGGTTTGGACCCCTATGGCATCGGCGCTCTGATCGACGAACTGGCGGTCCGCAAGATCGAAGGCGATCTGCTTTCAAGCATCCGGCAGGGCGCAGCACTGTCGCCAGCGTCCTGGGGACTTGAGATCAAGTTGAAGAACAAGACCTTCCGGCACTGCGGCAGTCGGATGATGACCTGGTGCGTCGGTAACGCGAAGGCCGTGGTCCGTGGCGGGGCCGTGCTGATCACAAAAGAAAGCGCCGGGCGTGCCAAGATCGATCCGCTTGTCGCTGTTTTCAATGCGGCCATGCTGATGAGCCGGAACCCGGAAGCCTTGGGTCCATCAGTCTATGAGACGCGTGGCCTGCGTATGGTCTGAAAGGGACGGAATGAATATTGCTCGTTTCTGGCCCTTTGGGGCGAAGCAGACTTCCGGTCCGGAGTCATCGACTTGTGTCGGTGAAGCGGTGATGGCGCATTCGCTAAGCGACCCGTTCCTGCAAGATTTCATGAGGAATGGTTACCAATCTGCATCTGGTGCGACAGTTTCGGCTGGGTCCGCAATGCGGAATCCTGCGTTCTTCCGTGCCATGAGCCTGATCAGCAACTCGATGGGGATGTTGCCGCTCCACGTTATGGACAACGAGACGAAGGAAAAAGCAAAGGAGCTTCCGCTCTATAAGCTCCTGCACCGGCGTCCGAACAACTGGCAGACCGCCTTCGACTTTCGTTCCTTGATGCAGTTGCGTGCGATGACGAGCGATCGTCCCGCTGTTGCGCTGATTGTCAGGTCGCGCCAGATCCGGACTGGGCGCGACGAGATTGTTCGGCTGATCCCGCTCGACCCTAATCGCGTCGAGATAAAGCAGCGTCCAGACTGGACCGTTGTCTATGAGTATCAGCCGGCTGAAGGCGGGAAGCGAACATACGCCGCCGACGAGATCTTCCATCTGCGCGGTCTGTCCATGGATGGCCTTAATGGAATTAACTTGGTTCGTCAGGCGCGTGACGCGATTGGGTTAGCCCTAAGCGCAGAACTGGCGGCAAGTCGCTTGTTCAAGAACGGCTCATTCATCGGCGGGGCACTGACCCATCCGGGTAAGTTATCCGACCCCGCGTTTGAGCGATTGAAAAGCAGCTTGGCGGAGAAAGAAGGCGCGGCCAATGCCGGTAAGAACATCATCCTCGAAGAGGGGATGAAGTGGGAAAACTTGGCAAACAACGCCAAGGATGCCGAGCTGTCGGGTCTCCGGAAAATGCAGGTCGAAGAGATCGCTCGCGTGACTGGCGTGCCGCGACCTCTTCTCATGGTCGATGAGACCAGTTGGGGATCGGGCATCCAGGCCCTTGGGCAGTTCTTTGTCCAGTATGCTCTCGGCCCATGGTTCACGGCCTGGCAACAGGCGGCTGAGCGGTCTCTTCTGACTGAGGAGCAGGCTGAGCGTTACTCGGTCGAGTACAACGCTGATGCTCTTCTCAAGGGATCAACCAAGGATCAAGGCGACTTCTTTGCCAAGGCGCTCGGCTCGGGTGGCCAGCGTCCATGGATGACGCAGGACGAGGTGCGCGGATTTTCCAATTTGCCGCCATTGGGCGGAGCCCACGCTGAGCTCGGACTTGGAACAAGCGAGGCGAAGCCATCAACCCACGACGGAGGCGAGAATGCGACAGCATAACTTGCGGGTCTTTGCCAAGGCCCGGCCAGCGGCGATGCCGCAACCCGCTACCCGAGACATTCATGCGTTCACCAAGCCGCAAGTGTTTGACAAATGGTCAGACGGTGCCGCGGGCATACGGGCGCTGGAGCGTGGTGACAACGTCATCACCATGTTTGACATCATCGGTGAGGATTTCTGGACGGGTGCTGGCGTGACCGCCAAGAAGGTGGCTAGTCAACTGCGCGCTATAGCTGGCCCTGTCGAAGTCCAGATCAATTCGCCCGGCGGCGATATGTTTGAGGGTATCGCGATCTACAACGTCCTGCGGGAGCATCCACATGATGTGACCGTCAAGGTCATGGGTATGGCAGCATCAGCGGCGTCCATCATCGCTATGGCGGGTGACACCATTGAGATTGGTGCCGCATCTTTCCTAATGATCCATAACTGCTGGGTTCTGGCCATGGGCAACCGGCATGACATGCGTGAAACAGCCGAGTTCCTCGAGCCCTTCGACGCTGCAATGGCCGATGTTTACGCAGCGCGTTCGGGTCAGAAGGTCGAAGACATTGCCAAATGGATGGATGCCGAGACTTTCATGTCCGGCTCACAATCCATCGAGCGGGGCTTTGCTGACGCATTGTTACCTGCTGACAAAATCACGACCGACGACAAGGCGAAAGCAGAAGAACGTCGGGTCAACGAGCTCCGCGCCATGGAGCTGCAGCTCGTTTCTGCGGGGCTGACGCGCTCTCAAGCGCGGGACCGCATCAACAAGATCAAGGGCACGCCAGGCGCTGCCTCTGATGCCGACACCACGCCAGGCGCTGGTGACACTGAACTGACTGGTGCCCTCGCCAGCCTTCTCAAATCCATCAGCGCCTAGAGCGCAGGAGTTACACAATGAAAACGACCCGCCTTCTCGCGGGCTCGATGGCGCTCGCCGCGCTGTCGAGTGCTGCTCGCCCGCAAGCCATCGCCGGCACTGTTCGTGCGGATGCTTCCGATCCCAAGGCCATGATTGGCCAACTGCAGGCCGCCTTTGAAGAGTTCAAAAAGACGAACGATGAAAAGCTGAAGGCCAAGGCTGACGTTGTCCTGGACGAAAAGGTTCAGAAGCTGGACGCGGCCATCGATGGCTTCCAGACCACGATCGACGAGTTGAACGCCAAGATCGCGGCAGGTGCAGCTTCGCAGAACGCACCGCGGGACGCCGAATACTCCTCGGCCTTCCAGTCGCACTTCCGGAAGGGTTCTGTTGAAGCGTCGTTGAATAAGGGTGCTGACGATGAAGGTGGCTATCTGGCCCCCATCGAATGGGATCGCACGATCACCGACAAGCTGATCGAAGTTTCGCCCATGCGCCAGATTGCGACCGTGCAGACGATTTCGGGCGCTGGTCTCAAGAAGCTCTACAACCTTCATGGCACCGGCTCTGGCTGGGTCGGAGAGATGACTGCCCGCCCCGAGACCACAACTCCCGAGTTCGGCGCGCAGACCTTTGTGCCGGGCGAACTGTATGCCAACCCAGCTGCCACCCAACAGCTTCTGGATGACGCGGAAGTCAATCTGGAGGCGTGGCTGGCTGACGAAGTGGAAGCGGAATTCGCCTATCAGGAGGGTGTGGCATTCGTGAGTGGCAACGGCACGAACAAGCCCAAGGGCTTCCTCACCTATGTCACCGGAGCCGCAAACGCCGCTGATAATCCGCTCGGTGCGATCGAGGTCACTGCGGCAGCTTCGGCCGCTGGGCTGACCACGGATGAGCTGATCGATCTGGTCTATAGCCTTCCGGGTGTTCTGGCGCAGAACGCGCGTTTCGTCACTAACCGCAATACTTTGTCGCGTGTTCGGAAGCTGAAGGATGCCGAGGGCAACTATATCTGGCAGCCGTCAGTCCAGGCGGGCCAACCCCAGCAACTGTTGGGTCATCCGGTAACGGAGATGGCTGCAATGCCGAATGTTGCTGCCAGTGCTGTTCCTATCGCCTTCGGTGACTTCCGCCGTGGGTATCTGATTGTGGATCGTACGGGCGTTCGTGTCCTGCGCGACCCCTACACCAACAAGCCCTATGTGATGTTCTACACCACGAAGCGCGTTGGTGGTGGCGTCAAGGACCCGCAGGCCATCAAGGCCTTGAGGATGGCTGCCGCTTAAAGCGGTCGGTATCTGAGACTTGTTCGGGCCGGGTTTCCTCGGCCCGACTTTCCCGGACGGATGTGTGTCGTCCGCCCCGGAAAGTCGGGAACCACTATCAGCAAAGGAGGCCGCAATGGCCGCATCTAAAGAAAAAGCCGGTGCTTCTCCGGTTGAACCGCCAATTGCCGAGCAGCAGGTCGCCGGTGACTACAACGATCCTGCGCGCCTCCATCCTTCTGACCCGAACTTTGCCGGGCAAGGCTTGGATATGAGCGTTTACGGCAATACCCGCAACTCGAAGGAATAAGCGATGCTCAATGTCGTCGTCACCGAAACTGGCCCGCTGTTCACTCTGGCTGAGGCCAAACAGCATCTGCGCGTCGATTTCAATGACGACGACGCATTGATCGAGACATACGCCAACGCCGCTGTCGCCCGCGTGCTGGCTTACTGCAACATATCTACCGTTCCAGAAGGTGAGATTCCTGTTGCTGCATTCAAAGTAGCCGCCCTGCTTTTACTGGGTGCCCTTTACGAGAACCGTGACGATGGGTCGTTCCCGCCCTCCGCAGCACTCTTGATCAACCCCTACCGCTGGCTGCGTGTTTAAGGAGCTTTCACATGCGCGTTCGATTTCTAAGAGACCGAAACTGGACCCCGCCCGAGCGGCGCGGCATCACCATCGCCTATAAGAAGGGCATGGAGCAGACCGTTAAGCGTGAATGGGGCGAGCAAATGGTTGCTGACGGCGATGCCGAAGAGATTGCTCCTCCGAGCAAATCCCATATCGAGAAGGCTAAAGACTGATGACAGGTAGCGGCTCACTCCGAGACCGCGTTCGGTTCGATAGTCGCCAGCCCGACCCCAACGGCGACCTGCTGGGCCCATTCTCCCCGGGTTTCACGGTCTGGGCGCAAATCGAATATCTTCGCGGTTCCGAAGCGGCCCTCTCCAACCGTCTTGAAAAGCGACAACCGGTGAGTGTGACGATCCGCGACAGCCTGCAAGCCAAGACCGTGAATCCAGCAATGCAGATGGTCGATACCCGCACTGGTGAGATCTACAACGTGACCTCGGCGGTTCCGGCCAAGCACGCGGGTTATATCAATATTCTCGCCGTCTCTGGCGGAGCGACAGGCTGATGGCATTTAAGAACCGCGACCGTCTGCGGCGCAGGCTTAAAGCCATTCCGGTTGAGGTCCGCAAGGCTGTCAGAACCCAGATGCGGGCCAATGGTCACGAGCTTGCCGAGATGCAACGGCGACTGGTTCCGATTGACGAAATGGACCTTCACGACAGCATCAAGTCCAAGGATGTATCGAACAGCACCCGCATCGCTGTTCGAAACACGGCAGGCGGCTCTAGAGCCAAGCATGCTCGCTGGGTCGAGTTCGGTACATCGTCCAGAGCTGCCGAGCCTGCCCGTCAGAATAAGAACTTCCGGCGCACAAAGGTCATGACTAAAGCCAAGACTGCTCATACCGGCATGGCCGCCAAGCCCTTCTTCTGGCCCAGCTATCGAGCCCTTAGGCGCAAGATGAAGCGCCGCACGTCGACAGCTGCGCGGAAGGCAATACGGAGCATCTTCAAATGAGCGATCCGAGCATTGCCATCCAGAACGCTATCGAGAACGAACTGCGCGGCTCAGCAGTCGTAATCGGCGCGTTCGATCCCTCGGAGCCGCGCATCTACACGATGCACCCGAGCATGAGCCCGAAGTTTCCCCACATCCTAATTGGCGACGATCAGGTCATAGGGGATGACACCGAATGCGCTTCCTCATCCGAAGTCGCGGTCAACGTCCACATCTATGCCCGCGAAGATACTCCGGCAAACAGTCGACTGAGGGCCAAGGCCATTGCTGGCGCGGTTCGGACGGCATTGACCAAGCAGCTTACCCTTGACGGTCACCAGTGCGACGACTGGGTCTATGACGACACCCAGCACCTGACAGATCCCGATCTCCTGACAGCCCATAGCGTCGTCAGGTTCACCTACTGGACGACGGCAGACGCCTAGCCAGACCCCGCCGCCCTGAAACCTGAAAAGGCTGGGCGGCTTTTTCATGCCCAGAAAAGGAGCCGCACATGGCTGCTGTGAATTATACCCGCGGGGTCAAGCTCGTGGTGAAGGTTGGTGACGGTGCCACCCCGGAAGTCTTTACCCGCTTGTGCACGATCAATGCCGAGCGCGGCATCACTTTCAACGCGCAAAGCAATGACGCCAACATTCCGGACTGCGATGACCCGGACAAGATGGCGTGGATTGCCCGCGAAATCTCGACCCTGTCGGTCGATGTCACCGGCGGCGGTATGTCCCACAAGACGGACGTCAAGAAGCTGTGGGACTGGTGGTCGAGTGGCGATAGCAAAAACTGTCAGGTCATTGCTGACGACGACACGCCCGCCAACGTCATGACGTTCGAGGGCGCTTTCAAGCTTCCTCAGTTCGACCTGACCGGCAATGTCGGTGAAAAGGTCTCCTCGACCATGTCACTATCGTCTGACGGCGAAGTGACGGCCACCTTTGGCGCAAACGTCGGCGGTGCCTGATGAGCCGCGCAGCTGAGGTTACTTTGGCCTTTGGCGGGGAAGAGCGGTTGTTCCGTCTTCCCCTTGGCCGACTGAGAGCTCTTCAGGAAAAGACGGATTGCGGACCAATGGAACTGATCCAGAGGTTCAGCGCCGGAACGTGGCGCGTGGACGATGTGCGCGAGAGTATTCTGCAGGGCTTAATCGGCGGTGGCCTGAACACGATGATCGCCACCCAGATTGTCATCGGCCATTTCGATGAGACTCCGATTTTTCCGCACGTCACCATCGCCCAAGCCGTCGTCGCTTCTGCCGTCATCGGGGTGGAGGATGAGCCGTTGGAAAAGCCCGAGGCGGGGGCGAAGACAGGGAGCCGCTCCCGCGCGGAAAAATCCGGTTCACCCCACTCTACGGAACCGGCGCAGTAGTCGGCTTCTCTCCACGCGAAGTGGATGAAATGTCCCTATGGGAATACGGCGTGGCTGTAGACGGGTGGATTAAAGCGAACGCTACAGATGCCCCGGCAGCATCCAGCCTGTCAGAAGAAGATCACGACGCTCTTATGGCGAAATACGATTGATCGCTTTGATGGCCAGCGAAATAAATCCGCTCACCACGCTTGCGGACCCGATCACGGCATAGATCAGGCGCTGGTTCATCAGGTCGTTGTTGGCCATGGGTCCAAAGTCGGCACCGCCATCAACGGCCACATTCATCGTGAGGCTGAACAAGATCAGCCCGACGCCCGTCCCGATCAGCAAAAATCCAAGTGTTTTCATTATGGCCTCCCTTGCTGAGGCTACGCATGCTTTTTCAAGCGAGGCAACATGGCTGGTGACATCAACACGCTCGTGTTGCAGATGAACGCTGACATCAGCAAGATGTCCAAGCAGTTGGATCGGGCGCAGGGCAAGTTCGACAGCACCGCAAATGCAATCGAGCGCCGCCAGCGCCAGCTCGACAAGAACCTAGCGAACCTAGGACGGGATGCTGCGAATTTTGCGCGCCCTGTGCAGATCGCGTCGACCGTTGCACTCGGTGCGATTACGGCGATGTCTTACAATGCGGCCAAACGTGCGGAGGCCGTCAGTGGCGCGTTTGAGCAAACTTTCCGAGACATGCCGGCAGAGGCGTCAAGATCGACCGCGGCCATTTCAGAGCAGTTCGGCCGGCTTGAAACCGACATCAAAGACAATTTCACCCAGCTTCGCTCTGTGGTGTCCGCACTCGGTGTGGATGCCCAGACATCACTGGGCATTGTTGACCAACTCCAGAGGCGTTCTCTGGATATGGCCGCGTTCAAGGATGTATCTGATGCGGAGGCTTTCCGTGCAGTACTTTCCGGCATCACAGGCGAAACTGAACCCCTGAAGCGTTTCGGGGTGGTGCTGAACGAAACCGCAGTAAGTGCCGAACTTCTGCGTCTGGGTTTCAAGGGTAAAGCCAAGGACGCCTCCGAGGCGGCCAAGGTTATTGCCCGTACCAACATCATTCTTCGCCAAACTGGTGAAATGCAGGGTCAGGTCGCTCGCGAAGCTGACACTTTGTCGGAAAAAGAAAAGCGCGTCCGAGCTGAGTTCACTAAAGCTGCTGAGGATTTCGGCAGCCAGTTCCTCCCAGTCGCAGCCAAGGTTCTGACTTGGACAACCGATGCGCTGAAAGCTTTCAACGACCTGCCTTCTGGCGTGCAAATGGCCGGTCTGGCTATGCTGGCACTGGTCGCCGCCGGTGGCCCCATCATGTCGGTTATCAAAGGCTTGCAGGCCATCATCAAGGCCGCAATCGCAGCGCGGGCCGCTATGGCTGTCGTTGGCGGATCTGCGGGCGCTGGTCTGGCAGGGGGGGCGGCGGCTGGCGTAACTGCTGGCACATTGGCGCGCGTAGCTCCAGTAGCGGCAGGGGCCGCTGCGATCGGCGCGGGTACGGCTAGCTTCGCGCCCGCCCCCGTCCGTGATGAAGCCATGGTTCAAAGGGACTTGGCGTTAGAGCGCCAGAATGTTCAGCGCCTGAAAGACGAAGGGGCATCTGCAAACCGTGTCGCCAACGCCGAACGGCGCGTCACTGCGCGCTTGGTGGAGTTATCTCAAGTCCAGAAGAAGGCCGCCGCCGAGTATGCCAAGGCAGAAAACGAGGTTCAGGCCGCGGTCGAGGCAGCAACGAACGGACTGGGTGATTTTGGCTTAACACCTGACCTACAGACAGGTGGCGGTTCTGGTGGCGGTACTGGAAGTGGTCGCGGCGCTGCAGCCGCTGAGGCTCGCAAGAAGGAAGCTCGCGAGCAGCTATCTCTTCAACTAGCAACGGATATAGCCCGAGCCTCAGGAGATGAGGCTGCCATCAAGGCTGCCGAACGCAAGCAGGAACTGGCCCGTCTGACGGCTCAGTATGAAAGCGCTGGCTATACTGATGCTGCCCAGAAAGCTCAGTCGCACCTCGACTATCTCAATCAGGCCGAAGATGCCGCCGAGGCTCGCGAAAAGGCCGAAAAGGAAATCGATGCGATCCTAGATGGCCGTCGCCGCCAGCTGGAGCGCGAGGCTGAATATGAGCGACTGCTCAACGACCAGTTGCTGGACCGTTTGGGATACGAAGCTGAGCTGGCGCGGCTCTCGGGCAATGAAGGGCGATTGAAGAACGCCGAGCGCGAGCTCTGGATTGAGCAGCGCATCAATGAACTGCTGAGATTGCGCCCCGAACTGAACCGTGATGGCGCCCGCGAAGTTGCGGGCAAGGAATATGACAGTCTGGAAAAGGCCGAGGACCAAGGCCGGATGCGTGAAGAATTCCGCTCGGCATTCCGTGATGGCATCAAGGCCGCGATCGATGGCGATCTCGGCGGCTTCTTCGCCGATCTGGCCGACCGCTTTACCGATCGCATGCTGAACAATCTGGCCGATAACCTTTTCAATATCTTTGAGAATGCGCTGAACGGCATGGATTTCAGCAGCATGATGAGCCACGGCGAAGGTAATGAATGGTGGCGGATGGCCCTGAATGCCGTGACTGGTAAGCGTGCGTTGGGCGGGCCCGTGGTTCGCGGACAGCCTTATCTTGTGGGCGAGCGTGGCCCCGAAGTCTTCATGCCAGGTAGCACTGGCGGCATCATCCCCAAGGTCGCGGCCATCAGTCAGCAGGCGTCGGGCATCAGTCGTACCGTCGTACAGCATCTTAATTTTGATCTGAGCGGCGCGGTGATGACCGAAGATCTGTTGATGCAGATGGATCAGAAAGCCAATGCCGCTCGCCTTGGTGCGGTCGCGCAGGTGGCCAGCTCGGCCGCAGAACAGCAGCGCAGGGCCCGATATCAAATTCGTGGGGGTCAATAATGGCTCAACTGACCCTGCCTGCCCTGCCGCGTCAGACGACCTATAATGAGGTTCCGATCGCGGCAGGCGTAACCCAGCGTCCGGCATGGGGCGGCCCACTATTGCCGCTGGCGCGGACGGGAGACCGTTGGGCATTCGAGGTATCTGTGCCGCAAATCTATGCGGACGGATGCGGCAACCGGATCAAAGCCATCTTGGCCAAGGGGCGATTGAACACAGTCATCATGGCTATCCCCGAACCGGGCTTGCCGGTGCGCAATTACGGCGCACCCAAAACGGCCATGAGTGGTCAGCAAGGCACCAGTATGGACCTTAACGGCCTGACGCCGAATGTGATCATCCCCGACGGAAAATGGATCAATCTGGTCATCAACGGTCAGCATTATCTGTATCTGGTAGATGGCGAGTTCCAAACCGATGCCAGCGGGAATGTTTCCTTAAAAATCTGGCCGATGATCCGCCGGTCAGCACCGCTCAATGCCGTGGTCAAGATCGCAGATCCGGTCATCGAGGGGTTTGCTGAAACCAGTGGCGGATTTCAGGTGCGGCGTTTCGGTAGTCGCAATCTGATCTCCCATAATTTCCGCATCGAAGAGCGAGAATAGGTGTCATGGATGCCTTGATGAAAGCCGCGCTGGAACAACCGGCGCGGACCTTTACTGCTGTCCGAATTCAGGTGCCCGACGGTGAGACCACCTATGTGCTTCGGCTGCTGAATGGCGGTCAGGCAGCCTTTGGCGGCGAGGTCTACACAGGTCATGATGATCGGTTCGGTTCGATCGACAAGATCGGCTCGTTCAGTGATGGCATCGATGGGCAGGCGACAACGGGCAATATCGTTTTGCGCCCGCAATCAGCTGAAGCGATTGCCCTGTTATCAAACCCGCTGACGCAGGGGGCGCAGGTCGAAATCCGACAGGGCGTCATAGATACCGACACGGGCGGCGTTTATGGTGTCGACCTGCTGTTTCAGGGTGAGATCAACCACACGGTATTGCTGGCGGATGAGAACAGCCGGTCCTTGCGGATCGAACTGATTACCGAAGAAGCTCGGGCCTTGGAGCCCAATGATGAGCGCCGCTTGAGCCATGCATTCCATAGTGATGTTTGGCCCGGTGAACTGGGCCTGATCCACGTTACCGGCGTCCCCCAGAAAGACTTCTGGCGCATCCGCAAGCCCTCGATCTCCTACAGCTATAGCGGCGGCGGAGGTGGCTACGGAGGTGGTGGCGGGTTTGGCGACGGCACCCATAACTATTTGATGGCATACTGATGACCCCTATCTCGATCCGCCGAGAGGCGGTTGCTCGCGCCTGTCTGAAACGCTTTGAGGGGCGTCAAATGCAGTTCGGTTCAGCCGACTGTGTGCGATTGGCAGCCCACGCCATGCACAAGCTGAACGTACCGGTGCCTCTGCTGAAAGGGGTGCGGTATCGCTCTGAACTGGGCGCAGCAAAGGCGCTGAATGCGGCCGGTTTTGCCGACTTGGCCGAAGCGATGGATGCGATGGGGTTTGCCCGCATCGCGCCCGCGATGGCGTGGCCCGGAGACATTGTGGCAGGGCGCAGCCGTGATGACGGTCCGTTCCGTTATGCTCTGTCGGTTGTCCATGAGTACGGCGCTAAGCGCACGATTGCGTTTGGTCCGAACGGCTTTTGCGGCGTCGGCACCCCCGATCTGACGAACCCGGATGATGTATTTGCGTGGAGGGTGTCGCATGGCTGAGATGGCAGCAGCGGCATGGGCCTTCGCCAAGGCGGCGGGCGCATATATTGCCGGATCATTCAAGGCGGTTGCGGCGGGCACAGCGACCATGGGTCAGGTCGCGACCTATGTCGGGGTATCTGTCGCAGGATCGATGGCGCTGTCAGCAGTCAGTCAGGCACTGATGAAGCCCAATGTTGGCGGACGTGCGCCCGGTGAATGGGTGGCCGATCCCAATGCCGGTATTCCGTTCGCCTTCGGAGAGCGGATCGGAGCGGGCGGCAATATCGTCTACAAAAACACCTACGGCAAAGACACCGAATTCAAATCCATCGTCACTGTGCTGTCTGGGGCGGGCCCGATCACGGCCTATCTCGCGTTCACCGCGGATCGCGAGCCGGTCAACTTCACTGGCGAGTATGCGACAGGTCGTTATCACGGCGAAATGTGGATGGATCGCCGTTTAGGTGATCAGCCTGATACGGCCCTGAACTCGCCTGTATCGCTGTCGTACAAACTGCCCAACTGGACCGCATCGCACCGGCTATCTGGAAAGGCGTCCTTTATGTGGACGCTGAAGATGGACAGTAAATTCTCGGTCTATCCTCAGGGTGAGCCCGCGCCTGTCCATGTGATGGCGGGCATCAAGGGATATGATCATCGGTTTGACAGCACGATGCCCGGCGGGGTGGGGCCATGCCGCATCAATGATCGGTCGACGTATCGAACGATTACCAACCCCATTATTGCAGACCTCAACTGGTGTTTGGGCCTTCGCGAAAACGGCAAGGTGGTCGGCGGCTTGGGCGCGCGCCCCGAAGCTATAGACTGGCCCGCCTATACGACTGCGGCGAATATTGCCGATGTGAACGGCTGGAAGGTTGCAGCCTATCCGCGTTCGGATGAAGCAAAGGCCGAGGTTCGCGCGGCGTTCTTGCAGGCAGGCGGCGCTATTATTTGTCGGCGTGCCGGACTGATCAGCTGCGTCAGCCGTGGTGCTCCCAAAACACCGGTCATGACGATTTCGGCGGCGGATACCGCTGGGCCGATTGAGCTTAATACGGCGGCCAATGTTCTAAACCGGCTGAACCAGATTACACCGCGCTATCTCAGCGAAGAGCATGGATGGCAGTTAGTGCCAGCATCGCCTGTGACCTCGACCGTATATCAGGCCGAGGACCGCGGGCGTTTGCGCTCTGATCAACGTGATTATCCGTTTGTGCCCAATGCCAAACAGGGAGCCGAACTTGCCGCCCTGGATGTGGCGCACAGCCGCGAGGGCATTGCGGGCCGCTGGCCGCTCAAGGCGTATTGCCGTGAACTGGAGCCCGGCGAGGTGTTCCGCGTAGACGAACCGGGTTTGTTGCTGGACGGCATGGATCTGCTGGTGCTCGAGCGCGAGATCGATCCGGAAACTACCAACGTCTTTGTGACCTTTGTTTCTGAAACTCCGGGCAAGGTCGCGTGGGCCTTGGGGCAAGCTGCCAATCCAGCGCCTACGCCTGCGCTGGCCGCTCGTCCCGAGTTAAATCCGCCGTCAGGTGGTAGCTGGGATCTGGTTATTGTGCCGCCGTCTCCCGAAGGCATTTCGGTGCCAATCGGAGAGGTTCGGATCGATATCGACAATGTCCGTGCCGAAAACCTGATTGTCGAAATCGGGCCAACGATTGACGGGCCGTGGCGGGTGGCGAAAACGGTCTCGATCACGGGCGGTCAGTTGCGGGTTCCGCTAAGCGAATTGACCCCGAACGAAACCTTCTGGATCGCGCTGAGCTACCGCAGTGGCGATGATGGCCTGTCGATCCGCGATATCAAGGGGCCGTTTACAGCCGGCGACCTGATCGCAGGCGACACCACGCACCTTAACGGCGAACCGGTCCAAGACATCCTCGACAAGCTGACGGATGTGGAAACTCTGTCGGCGAGCAATGCGCTGGCGGTGGCTGATCTGGATGGCCGTGTCGATGATACCATCACGGCGGCAGAGGCGGCCATTGCAGCGGGTGAAGCGGCTAATCTGGCGGTTCTCAAAGCCGGTGAAGCGGGGGATGCTGCAACGGCGTCCAACGTCGCGGCAGGCATTGCCACGACTAAGGCCGATGAAGCGGGCAGTCATGCGACAGCGGCCAATGCGTCAAAGCTTGCCGCCGATGCTTCGCGTGATGATGCTGCAAGCAGTGCCAGTGCATCGGTGCTTTCTGCAGCTCAGGCCGATGCAGCAGCTGGCGAGGCCGGTGACTGGGCCGCAGCATCGGAAGGCTCGGCGGTTCAAGCCGGTGCTCATGCTGCCGATGGTCTGGCCTATCGCAATCAGGCCGTCGATGCCCGTGACGGTGCCGTGGCGGCCAGTCTGGCGGCGGGCACGTCGGCGTCGGCGGCTCAGGATGCCGAGGAAAGCGCACAGGCTGAAGCGGCGGCAGCTCAGAACGCTGCGGCGACGGCGATTACACAGGCATCCAATGCCGATGCGGCGGCCTCATCGGCACAGATCAGTGCCAATCTGGCCGCTAAATCCGGCGTTCAAAACGAGTGGGATAATGCCGATCTTTCCCAAGGCACGAAGGGGTTCACCCAACAATGGGGTGGTCCTAGTGGCGCTATAGTAATCGACAACTGGAGCGGTTCGCGCCTGACTGCCCGTAAAGCAGGCGGGGGTTTACAAGAACCCAGCATGGTCAGCATGGGGTCCGTCGAGTTCGGTGGAGGGCCATTCTCAGCCGAGCGCACCAGTTACAACATGCGTTCTTGGCGCGTGGCGGCTGGCGAGCGCATTGGCATTGCGTTTGACGCAAGAGATGAGAGTGCGGCGGCAGGCGGTGCTCCTGCAAGGTGGGCCATCGTAGTTCGCATTTTTAACAATGATGGTTCGATTTGGGGTGGGGTGCCTAACTCGGACTTCCAGTCCACTTATGGCAACAACCAATGGCAGCGCGTGGGCCGAGTGTTCACTGTTCCAGTTGATGGGTACCTGACGGTTGAGGCGTATCTACAAAGTCAGGGTACGCCTTCCACGACGGTCGTTCTGGGGGCTCGTCATTTCGTATTCGCCAGAATGCGGCCTGACGCGACCGATATTCCTGCCTATTCCGCCCCAGCGGGGGGCGGGGCGCTCTCGGAAATATCTTCTCAGTTGGCCATCACGGCAGCCGTAGCGGCTAATACAGCTGATCAGGTCGGTTCGGCTCGTTTCAATGTGACGGGCGGAGCGGGAGGTGATCCGTTTGATGTGTCGCTTGAGGCTGGGCCTGACGGGTCGGATGCATCGTTTACTGCAACAAAAATCCGCCTTCGCAACCTGATCAATGGTCAAGCGGTTGACGCGCTCACAGTTGAAGGTGGCAAGGCCAAGTTCAGTGGCGAGTTGGAGGTTCAATCGGGCGCGAGTGGTGAGCGCACTGTCATCACCACGAACGCAGTGCGTGTGTTCGATGCAGGGAATGTCGAGCGAGTAACATTGGGGAGGTGGTGATGCCTTCTGGTCTGGTCATCAGGGACGCGACTGGACGGGTGACGCTGGATACCAACAGCATCACCAGTCGCCCCTTGGGTTCGCTGACAGTTTCCACCGCAGCCACCAATGTCGAGGTCAATGTTCCCGTTGGCGCAGGCAAATCCCTGTGGGTGCATTTCTATGTTGTGGGTGCGCTTCAGGTGTTCATCCGCAAGCACGCCACAGTGGCCAACCGCTTTGTCTACACCACCCAAGGCGCCGGCACGGTCTATATCTTTTATGGAGAGTGCTGATGCCTGTTGGATTTAAGGCTGTCACAGCGGCGGGTGTTGTCCAGATCGATGAGAACCATCTTTGCCTCAGCCTCCGGACAAAGGGATCGGCCACCGCATCGATCGCGCACACCATGTCTCAAGGTGCGACGTGGTTGCTGCGCTATCGTGACCTGACATTTACCAGCGCGGACGCCCCGATTGTTGCCCTGCGCGTGACGGAGGCAAACCAGTACGCTGGAGTTATAGCCGTGACGAGAAGCGGGAATGTCTGGACCTTCCGCATTCTGGTGATCGGGCAGGCGACCAACAGCTTCCAGTTCCAATACTGGATTTTCGACAGGCCCTCTGCGCCGACAGGTTCGGGTTTTGGTTTGATTGTGCGGGATGCGGCCAACCGGATTGTGTTCAACAGCAACGATCCGGTGATCCGCGTCGTCGGCCAAGCCCCCGGTGACTATGGCAGTGGGCGCACCTATGCTTTCGCCTATAGCTCGGTGATCAACTATTTCCACGAGATCGTGGACAATACTCCAACGGGTTGGCTGACTTTGGAGAGTATTCAGGCGTGGGGGTGTCGGGCCACGCCAACCGGCGTTCAGCGCGCCCTTCAAACCGTTTTCGGCAATGTCTTGAACGGTGATGCCCCGCCCCAGTTTGCGCCCGGTTCCGGTTTGAATGGCTGGGGCGGTGGCGATGTGAACTACGGCTTCGCTCCGGCAGAGATGTCGATGCTGGTCCTCGACGTGACGGGGATGTGAGATGTTCCTTATCGGAAGTCAGGCCGCGCGATTAATAGGCTGCCTTCCTGAATGGCGTGGCGGTCGCGTTCAGGATGCCGATCTGGTTGTTCGCAAGCATGATCGAGATTGGTTACTGGGCCAGCTTGAACCCGACACGGTGGCCTGTCGGGTGTTTCCAGAGTTTCCCGACCGCACCTATGTCCTGATGCAATCAGGGCTATTGTTAGATGTGCAGGCCAATGATGACTATGCAGACCTGTTGGGTGCCTTGCCGGATAATGCTTACTTCAGTCTGTTTGGTCGGGCGCTGTCGGTCATTTCAGGCTTGACCCAGCTGTGCATCAAATCTGCATACGCGCACCTGCCCATCCATCGATCGAAGAATGATCGGGACATCGCCGCATGGCGTGACGTGTTCGACATCGATCTCGCAACATCATTTCATCAGGCAGTGGTGGATCATGTGACCCGTGCTGCATCATCAACATTGGAGAACCAGAGTGACCACTGAACTCACTCCCGAAGAAGCCGAAATCCGCCGTCATGAACTGGCTGCTTATGATGCAGCGCAGGCCGAGGCTGGAAAGGCGGCGAACCGAGCCCTACTGTCTCCGTTGACGGATATCGGCCTTGGCGGCACGGAGCCGTTGACCTGTTCCCTAGAAGGGCTGGCGGCGTGTATGAGAACCCATGCTGCCAACATGAGCGAGGTTGATCCAAGCTTCCCCGCCTATGCTGTTCAGGTGGCAACGGTCCTGGACGGCTTTGATCGCCGTGTCCGTACTCTGGTCGCGCGTAACGCCGCCACGCCAGAAGCGCCGCCGGTAGAGCCTCAGGGCGAATAAGCCCGCCTGACGAACCCGGTTCGTCATCAATCATCTGAAAATCTAGGAGGCCGTCATGGCTGAACCTGCGCCGCCCTCGGGTGCGCTGGCTGACCTGTTGCGTCTGGTTGGTCCCTATATCCCCGGCATTGCGGGGGCTGTGCTGGGCATGGCCTTTGGCGACAAGCTAACCATGCGCGGCAAGGTGGTGAGCCTGTCGGCAGGTATGGCGGCGGTGCTGTGGGTGGCCCCCATGCTGGTCGTGGTGGCCGAGCATCTTTGGCCGTTGAGCGGTGATCTGCCGTTTCAGGCGGTGGCCTGTATCTGCTTCCTGACCGGCACCTTTGGCATGGTGGTTCTGTCGGGGCTGGCGCAGGCGGCGGCCAAGTACAGCCGTGACCCGTTTGGGCTGGTTAAGTTCAAGGCCGGGGGGCTGACAATCGGGGGCGCATCACCTGAAGGAGAATCTCCATGATTGCCGTTCTGTGCGGCCTGTTGGCCGTGGTTATCGTCGCCGTTGTCTTCCTTGCGGCCCTGATGGGCTGGGGCGACAGGGTGACACGATGCCAGCGATACGGGCTGTGCGTTATGGCGTCGGGCCTAATCCTCGCTTCGGTTGGCCGATTTATGCAGGGCGTTGGTCTGGCCGATCTGATGTTTCTGAGCGGACTGGCCACCTATCTGCTGAACCGGCACCTGAAGTTCATCCTTCGTAGGGCGGATGCGCTCGATGGCGTTGAGGATGGAAGGTTTAACCCCTTCCAACGCGATAGGCATGGATTGCACCCAAACGACCGCCTGAAACGCCACGCAGGCAAGCGCTAGGCCGATAGCGGCCACTTCTACCCAATCGGTTTTCCGCCTCGTCCCCATGCGGGCAGAGAACCACCATCCCCACAATCTGACAATGGAGGTCGCCATGCGCGACGTTGCCCAGTCTGCACAATCTTGTGCCTGCTGTTCTGAGAATTGTAGAGCAAATGGGTGCGTGATTATTCGTCAGCGGGAATTGAAACGATTTTCACTTGATCTGCGTTCGGCGGGAGATGAATCTCCTGCACTGAGTGCACAATCCGCAAAGCTTGAGCCTCATCAGGCAAGATGCGTTTATCGGTCACGTCAGCGAAGTAGTGCTGAATGAGCGCCTCGTCCCACTCACTACGCTCTTTGAATGGCTGGGCGATGAGGTCCGTGTTGGGAGAAATTTGGCCAGCCAGAGGGCCGTTCGAAAAGCTTGCGGCGTGTAGCGAGAATGCGTTTGCCCTGACCGATGTTCGAGTTTCACCTGCAAGGAATATGGTGGCAGCGATTGAGCCACACAGTCCAAATGCATGAGTATCAACACGCACCGGCAGTGAACGGATAAAATTATAGAGCCCTAGGCCCGCAGTAACGTCGCCGCCGTTACTGCAAATATGTAGGACTATGCTGGTGGCTCCATTTTTCATCGCCTCCAGTAGTAATATTTCTGTGTTGCTCACGCCTCGTTGATTGACTGGGCCGTGATAAATCAGGTGCTTTTCCATCGCGCCAGATAGGCACAGCCAAGCTAAGCGGTCGAGTCATCTGATCGCGACGTTCTCTCAATAATTTAAGCAGGAGGTCGCTATGCGCGATCCTTACTGGCTGGCCGAGGCCCGCCAGCACCTTGGCGTGCGCGAAATCGTGGGCCCCAAGCACAGCCCGATCATCATGGGCTGGATCAAGGAACTGGGCGCCAAGGTGTTGGGCATTCAGGTCAATGACGATGAAACGCCTTGGTGCGGCACATTCATGGCCATGGTCATGAAGCGGTGCAGCCTTCCGGTGCCCCCTCTTGCCGTCCGCGCGGCCCAGTGGGGGCGTGTGGGCAAGTGGGGCCGCGAACTGCGTGATCCCCGCCTCGGCTGTGTGCTGGTCTTCACCCGTAACGGCGGCGGCCATGTCGGCCTGTATCTGGGCGAGGACGAGACGCACTTCCATGTGCTGGGCGGCAACCAGTCGAACAGCGTCAACGTGATGCGGATCGCCAAGAACCGTCTGGCCGATGGCGGTATGCGCTGGCCGAACGGGCCGGACCTGCCGTTCAAACAGATCATCAAGCTCAGCCCCAAGGGGGCGGGCGTGTCGGAGGATGAGGCATGATCGCCGGTATCCGCGAAGCCGTGCGGGCGCTGTCACTGCTCGGCTGGGCCGTCATCATCGGCCTTGTCCTGCTGCTGGTCCTGCTGTCCACCTGTAGCCACTACACCGGCAAGGAAGCCAAGCGCGACCGCATTGCCGCCGAGGAACGCGCCCGGACGCTCGATGCCGCCATCAAGGCCTCTGACAAGGCCAGTGGCGAGCGTCTGACCGACATTCAAATCAACATCAAACGTGAGAAGGAGCTGACCGATGCGGTCTCTTCGTTGCCTGATGCCGTGCCTAGCCCTCGCCGTATCGCTCTCGCTTGTCAGCGGCTGCGTCAGCAAGGCACCTCAGATGCTGATCTACCCGTCCGCTGCCGATCTGGTCGTTGAGGCAAAGCCACTGCTTGACCCTACAGCACTGGAAAGCGAGGCGGCTCTCGATGCGCATGAGATCGCCATCGAGTCTTGGGGTGATCGGGGGTGGTCGATGGTCGCTCGCCTCTGCCGATGGCATGTCGAGATGGGCATGAAGGGGCTGAGTTGCCCGCCGCCTCCCGATGTGCCGCCGAGGCCGGGTTAGGTCACCCTTAGCTTCAACAACTTGATCCCGCCCCGTGTCTGGGGTGGGACCGGTGCGCGGCAACGCACCGGTCTGCGGAAAGAGCCTTCCGCACGAACTGGACCGAATGGCCATCCGGTTGTTCGCCTGCCCCTGCTCGCGGCGAGCGGGGCGTTCTTATTCGTGAAAAGGTTAATCTGAAATGACCGATAACAAGCGCGATGTGCTTTACGTCGATCAACGTCCCGTGGCTCCGGCTGAGCCACCAGCGGCTTGGCTGGGCGGCAAAAGCCGTCTGGCCAAGCGTATTTGCGGCATCTTGGCCGCCACGCCCCACACGGCCTATGTCGAGCCATTCATTGGCATGGGTGGTGTGTTTCTACGTCGGGCGATGAGGCCGAAGGTCGAGGTCATCAATGACATCAATGGGGATATCGTTACGCTGTTTCGCGTGATCCAACGCTTTCCCGAGGCTTTGCTGAGCGAGCTTAGGTGGAAACCTTCAATGCGTTCTGAGTTTAATCGCTTGAAGGAATCGAGGGATTGCGACCTGCTCGACATCGAGCGGGCGGCGCGTTTCATCTATCTCCAGAGGCTGGCCTTTGGTGGCAAGGTTTCCAGTCAATCTTTCGGCGTTAGTACCGACAGTGCACAATCATTCAGCTTGCACCGTCTGAAGCCGCGTCTTGAAAGGCTTCGCGACCGTCTCGATGAAGTTGTGATCGAGAACCTGGACTGGCTTGAAATCATCACCCGCTATGATGCGCCCGGCACCCTCTTCTATCTTGATCCGCCCTATTGGGGTGGTGAAGGCGATTACGGTTCGGGTCTGTTTGTGCGGGGTGATTTCCAGCGCATGGCTGATAAGTTGAAGGGCATTGAGGGCAGCTTCTTGCTCTCGATCAACGACCGGCCTGAAATCCGCGAGATGTTCGCTTGGGCCGACATTGAGGAGGTTGCTGTTACATACAGCATCGCCAAGAACAACGGACACGTCGCGCCCGAGCTTTTGATCGGGCGAGGTGTGAAGTTGGAAATGGCAGAGCCACAAGCCATGCTACTTTGATTAAAGCCCGCTCCGGTTCGTCCGGTGCGGGCTTTTGTCGTTTCAGGTCAGGTCGCGGTACGGTGCGCCACGATCGCCAGCCTCGGCCCTCGTTAAGATTTTCGTTTCCTCAGTCGATCCGATGGCCACGCGGATGTCACGATGTCGCAACCCGTCATCCAGCCGCGCAATAGTGGCCTTGATCGCAGACAGCACATCGATCCAATGCGTCGTATCGATAGTGATCAGGCCGGGCATTTTGTCTGTATCGCCATTGGCAGCGGTCTGCATGGCATCGAGGGCGGCGTTTAGGTCATCGGTTGTCAT